GGAACTTTAATAGAGAGGACTGTTTAGCCAATTTCAGTGAATTAGATACATCAGATATGGATGTGTTCGCAGGGTTAGACGTAGGCTATAGAGACCCTACAGCATTCTGTGTAATTGCATATGACTGGAATGAAGAGAAGTTTTACTTAGTGGAAGAGTACTTAGATGCAGAGCAAACTACAGAAACGCATGCAAAGAAAATTCAAAAAATGATTGAAAGGTGGGATATTGACTATATTTACATTGACTCTGCGGCTCAGCAAACCCGCTTTGACTTTGCACAAAATTATGACATTTCTACTATAAATGCGAAGAAGTCTGTACTTGATGGAATAGCTCACGTAGCTACAATAGTAGATAATAAAAAACTACTTGTTGAACAGTCGTGTAAAGAAACAATAGCCTCATTAGATCAGTATCAATGGGACCCGAATCCTAACCTTATGAAGGAAAAGCCGCGACACAATCAAGCATCGCACATGGCAGATGCACTCCGATATGCCTTATACTCGTTTGAGACTGCTGCAACAAGTTTTTAAGATACCTACTTAAAAATAGTTATTGACATAGTAGCTCAAACTCGATATAATTCTTTAGATAAAAATAAGGGAATCGAAGCAAGATGCCTCAGTTGAAACGTGATGTTGTAAAGTATGTTAGAGACAAGGCAAAATCTAAGTATGAGAAAGGTTCGGCTTGTGAAATTTGCGACTCAACAGAAGCGCTAGATTTTCACCATTTCTACTCATTAGCCCCGCTATTAAGGAAGTGGTTAAGGGAAAATAAATTTAACCCAGAATACATACAAGCACTCCGAGAAGACTTTATAGAGGAGCACAAAGCCGAACTTTATGATTACACTGCTACTCTGTGTCATACACACCACATGCAGCTGCATAAAGTATATGGGAGAGACCCAGGTTTAGGAACAGCAAAGAAACAAATGCGCTGGGTCGAGATTCAAAGAGAAAAACATAATGGCATGGTATGACAGATTTCGTAGGAGCCAAGAAGACGTAGAAGTTTTAGAAAAACTGAACCCTATTCAGCAATATTTTGGGGCAGACGCTCAAGGTTCTCGTGAGTATACTCAAAGCTACGAAAAATATTACGAGACTTTAGAAATTGTTAACCGTGCAGTAAATATGGTTGTTGATGACTGTGCAGAAATTCCTGCAGTAGTACAACCTATTAATATATCAGGAGTTATAAAGGGGATAAAAAGAGCAAAAGTAGATAGGCTTATAAATGAAGAGCCTAACCTATTTCAAGATATTAACTCTTTTAAGCGTAACTTAATTACTGATTATCTCCTCGATGGTAATATCTTTATTTACTACGATGGTGCGCATCTTTACCATATCCCCGCTGATAATGTTACAATACACGGAGACCCAAAAACCTTCATTGAAAAATATACTTATAATGAAGTAGACTATTCTCCAAGAGAGATTATCCATGTAAAAGAGAACTCTTTTCACGATATATACAGAGGAGTTTCTAGATTAAAGCCAGCGGTTCGTACAATGGCTTTAATGACAAGCATGAGAAAGTTTCAGGACAACTTCTTTAAGAATGGGGCAGTACCAGGATTAGTTTTGAAAAGCCCTAATACTTTATCTGAAAAGATTAAAGAAAGAATGATTCAATCTTGGGGTGTAAGATACAAACCAGAAGCAGGCGGAAAAAGACCTTTAATTCTGGACGGTGGAATAGAGATAGATGCACTCTCAAATGTGAATTTTAGAGATTTAGACTTTCAAAGTTCTATAGCTGAAAATGAAAAGATTATATTGAAATCTTTAGGCGTACCTCCAATACTATTGGACTCCGGTAATAATGCAAATATTAGACCAAACTTACGTCTGTATTACTTGGAAACTATACTTCCTATAGTAAGAAAAGTTAATTTTGGACTTGAAAGATTCTTTGGTTTTAGTGTAAAGGAAGATGTTACAAATATTCCGGCACTACAACCAGAATTACGAGACCAGTCCCAGTATTATACTTCATTAGTAAATGGTGGGATTATAACCGTAAACGAAGCAAGAGAACAATTAGGATTTGACTTTGTAGACGGACAAGACGATGTAAGGGTTCCAGCAAATATAGCTGGAAGTGCAGCAAACCCCGATGAAGGCGGAAGGCCCGTCGAAGAAGAAACGGAAGGTGAAGATGGCGGTTAAAGAAAAATTACACGAAAGAAGAAAGAGTTTATCTATAAAAAATTTAGCAGCTATTTCTGTTAAACAAGGATACCTTATAAGTAAAGAAGAGGCAATTAAAACCAAATGGTTTGAAGAGTCTTATCTAGATGATGAGGTTTGGTTTAGTTCTTGGGAAAGGATTATAAAACTTATAAAGAATTGGTACCCAGAGACTGCAAATTTAAAACCCAAACCAAAGCCAAAAGCAGCCCCTAAGATTAAAAAGGAGGCTACAGGAGGAGAGAATGGAAAAAATATTTAATCTTACTTCTACTTTTAAGTCTCATACCGATGAGGATGGTAGTGTTAAAATCCGAGGTATGGCAAGTACAGAAGATTTTGATCGCGCGGGCGATTCAGTCTCCTCTGATGCATGGACTAAAGGTGGGTTGGATAATTTTGAAAAGAATCCTATAATTCTTTTCAACCACGATTATAATAGACCGATTGGAAGAGCAACTTCAATGAAAGCAACTTCGAACGGATTAGAAATGGAGGCTAAAATAAGTAAGGCCGCCAAAGATGTAGTAGAGTTAGTTAAAGACGGTGTTCTTGGGGCCTTTTCAGTTGGTTTCCGAGTCAAGGACGCTGATTATATAGAGGAAACCGACGGATTAAGAATAAAGGACGCTGAGTTGTTTGAGGTATCGGTAGTATCTGTACCTTGTAATCAAACAGCTACTTTTTCACTGGCGAAATCCTTCGACTCAATGGATGAGTATGAAGATTTCAAGAAAACTTTCACTAATAGTGACGGGGCGCAAGTCCAAAAGGAGATAACGATGTCTGAAGAGACAACTCAACCCGTTGACTTGGAAGCTTTTGCTAAAAAAGTAGCTGAGGAAACTGCTGCTAAAATTGCAATGAAGCAAGCCGAGCAAAAAGCTGCTGAGGAAGCAGTAAAAATAGAAGCTGAAATTAAAGCTTCTCAGGAAGCTGAAGCTAAAGTTCAGCAAGAAGAAGAAGTCAAAGCCGCTGTTGCAACTGCCGTAGAGTCAGGTGCAGAGCGTTTGACAGAAGACATGCAAAAAGAATTCGAAGCTGCAAAAGCTGAAGAAATTTCTGAGCTTGTTAAAAAGTACGAAAGCGAAGTTAAAGAGAAATCTGACGAGCTTGAAGCTATGCGTAATCGTAAGTATGAGTTCGCTACAAAGTCCAAAGAGGACTTTGGTAGAGAAGCACTCGAAGCCAAAGTACTTGGTGCTATCACGCGGAAAGGCTGGGATACCGATCTAGGTCAAACAGTTATAGAAAAGCAGGGTATTGATTTCGGTACAAGAACGCCCGATCCTACTAATGCTAATCTCGATGTGGCTGTAACTCAGGCTTTTGAACAAGAAGTTGCGCTTGAAACTAAACTTCTTGGTTTGTTCCGTGAAATTCCTGTTGCTTCAGGAGCCACAATAATGCCTTTTGCTGCAGATGTTAATGCTGCAACTTTCGGTACTGATTTTTCTATTGATGAGCCTAATCAGCGTATTGACAATGGTGGAACTAATGGTCAGTATGACATTACGACTAACGTATTAAGCACTGAGCGTCTCGCAGCAGGTACTTTCATTGATAATAATGTGGATGAAACTTCTTTGGTTTCTTTCCTTCCAATGATTACCTCCGCGCTTGCTCGGGCTCACGCTGTAGCAACTGATAAGGCAATTCTTTACGGTACTGCTGGACCTACACTTGGTATCGCTGGCGGAACTGGAGCTGACAAAGGCACTGGTCTTACCGCTTCAACAGCGGCTACAGCTGCTCAGCTCGATGGTACTACTGCATTTGCAACTACTATGCTTGAAGTCGGTCGT